GGCCGTGCTGAACTCGTTCATCTGGTTCTGCATCCGCGTGCTGATCTTCCTAGCCGGGCGCTGGTCCGTGGGGGGGTAGCACATGCGGCGCACCAATCGCCAGGGCATCGAGATTGTCCAGGGCTTCGAGTCCTGCGAGCTTGAGGCCTACCCGGACCCGGCCAGCGCGCTTTACCGGGCCTGCCAGGCCAGCCACATCAGCCCCATGAACAGCGGCTACCGCCGCTTACCGGGCTGGGACAGCATGGACGGCGGGCCGTGGACCATCGGCTGGGGGCATACCGGCCCGGACGTCACCCCCGGCCTGGTCATCACCCAGGACGAAGCCGACGGGCTGCTCGTCTCCGACCTCGCAGCGTTTGAGGCCGAGGTCGAAGCGCACCTGGGGGTTGATCCCACCGGCAATCAATTCTCGGCGCTTGTCTGTTTTGCATACAACTGCAAGGGCTGGCAGGGGTCAACTCTGCTGCGCAAGTTCAACGCGGGCGACATCGAGGGCGCAGCGGCTGAGTTTGGCCGCTGGACCCGCGCCGGGGGCCGTGTGTTGCGTGGCCTGGTGCGCCGCCGCGAGGCCGAGTGCCAGCTTTTCCTGGCGCCTGGCGATGGGGACTCCGCATGATCCTCACGCGCGCTTTCAACTCCAGCCCTGTGCCGACCGAGGCGCACGTAGCCTTGGTACTTGCGGGCTTCATCTGCCTGGTGCTGTTCCAGGGCTATGCGCTGTGGAAAGGCCAAACCTTCAGCCCGGAAGCCTTTGGCCAGGCCATGGGCATTCTGCTGGGCGGCGGTGGCGTGGCGGCGCTGGGACAGGGATATCTCACGCGGGCGCGTTCCAGCAGCCTGGCCAGCCTGGCCCAGGCGGGTGCAAACGCCAAGCCCGACAACCCGGACGCTTAGGAGGGCAACATGTGGGGCACCATCATGAATTGGACTGGCGCGAACAAGCTGGTCGTCTACCTGGGCGCTGCCCTCGTGCTGGCCATCCTGTTGGGCTGGTTGTTCTGGAGCCGGGCCGACCTGAAGGGCGACCTGGCCCAGGCCGAGGCCAACGTGGCCACGCTCCAGGGGGCCAACCGCGCCAAGGCGCGCACCATTGAGGACATGAGGGCCTTCACCAGGCGCGTGGACCAGGTCATGACCGCGCGGGAGAAGGCTATGGCAGACATCGACGCGGACCGTGAACGGCTCCGCACCAAACTTGAGGAGGTCTATGCCCATGACGCGCAAGCTCTCGCGTGGGCTCGCCAGCCTGTTCCTGCTTCTGTGCGTGCTCTCCTGCGCGCGCAGTAAGGAGTTCGTCACCGAGCCGGAGGCCGTGCCCCTGCGCCCTCCCGCCGCGCTCATGGAGCCGACCCCGGAACCGGCCTGCGACCCGGCCGTGAACCAGGATCTGGCCGACTGCTATGTGAACACCCGAAAGGCCCTACGCAAGGCCAACAAAGACAAGGCCGCGCTCAAACTGCTGACCGAGGAGGCCCGCTGATGGAGGTGACGTTTACCATCCCGCAACTGGCCTCCCTGGCCGTCACGCTGCTCTTGGCCTTCTTCGGCTTCGCCGTGGGCGTGTGGAAGATCATCAGCCGCATCCAGGCCAAGGACGTGACGGCGGCCCAGACTAGCGCGGCCAACGCGCTGGCCAAGGCCTGCGAGGTGGAAAAAGATCTGCTGCGGCTCCGGGCGGAACTCCCCGTGGACTATGTGCGCCGTGAGGACTGGATAAGGAATCAGACCGTAATCGAAGCCAAGCTGGACGGCTTGGCCACCAAGCTCGAAGGTCTCAAGGAGGGACGCCACCATGTCTGTTGATCCCCACAAATCCCGCCGCGAGCATATGCGGTGGGTCCTTATCCTCGTGCTCAACAACGCGCGCCCCGTCGGTTGTTACGAGGAGGTCGCCCTGGCCACCGTGCAGGGCGTGTACCCGGATGCCACGCAACTGGAGCTCCGGCGCGAGCTGGACTACCTGGCCGATCGTGAGCTGGTGACGCTGACCAAACAGCCGGACGGCCGTTGGTTCGCCGAGCTGAACCGGCATGGCGTGGACCTGGCCGAGTACACCGTGGACTGTGAGCCCGGCATTGCCCGCCCGGTCAAGTACTGGAGCTGACCATGCCCAAGAGGCCCGCTGTCTACTCGCTTCCGCCCAAGGTCAAGGCATGGCTCGACCGCGCCCTGGCGGACAAGGGCTTTCAGGGCTACCGGGTCCTGGAGGAAGAGCTGCGCTCGCGCGGCTATGCCATCTCCAAGTCCGCCATCCAGCGGTACGGCAAGGACTTTGAAGAACGCCTCTCCTCGCTCAAGCTGGCCACCGAGCAGGCAAAGGCCATCGTGGACGCCGCACCCGACGAGGAGGGGGCGACCAACGAAGCCATGATGCGCCTGGTGCAGGAGAAGCTCTTCGCCGCGCTCATGGCCGTTGACGGCAACAAGCTCGACCTCGCGAAGTTCGCACGGGCCATCGCCGATCTCGGTCGCGCCACGGTGATGCAAAAGCGCTTCGTGGCCGAGGCGCGCGAACAAGCCCGCAAAGAACTGGCAGCCGAGATGGCCAGCCGCCTGGAGGAGGAAGTGCGCGCCCAGGGCATGGATGCCGAGCAGGCCAGGTTCTGGCGCGAGAAGGTTCTGGGGGTGCGCTAGTGGAGACGCTCAAGCCCCTGGGCGATACCCAGCGCGTTGTTTCGTGGGAGGAACTGCCCCCGAGCGTGCGTGATATCCCGGAGGGCTTCGACCCCCTGGCCGACGGCGTGCTCATGCTGCACCAGGCGGAGTGGGCCAAGGACCAGGCCGTCTTCAAGGTGGCGGAGAAGGGCCGCCGCACGGGCATCACCTTTGCCGAGGCCCTGGACGACACCATCACCGCGGCCTCGCGCAAGTCCGCCGGCGGCGACAACGTCTACTACATCGGCGACACCAAGGAGAAGGGCCTGGAGTTCGTCGGCTATTGCGCCAAGTTCGCGCGCATCATGGCCGAGGGCCAGGCCTCCGGCGTCAGCGGCATCGAGGAGTTCCTGTTCGAGGACCAGCTGCCGGACGGCTCGTCGAAGTACATCACCGCCTACCGCATCCGCTTCGCCTCGGGCTTCCAGATCATGGCGCTTTCGAGCCGCCCGGCCAACATCCGCGGCCTGCAGGGCATCGTCATCATCGACGAGGCCGCCTTCCATGCCAACGTCCAGGCCGTGCTCGATGCGGCCACGGCGCTTCTCATCTGGGGCGGCAAGATCAGGATCATCTCCACGCACAACGGCATCCGCAACGCCTTCAACCAGCTCTGCCGTGATGTGCGCACCGGCCGCTACGGTGAATCGGCCAGCGTCCACACTTATACCTTCGACACCGCCGTGGGCAACGGCCTGTACGAGCGCGTGTGCCTGATGAAGGGCTGGGCTCCGACCAAGGAGGCCAAGCGCGACTGGTACGAGCGCATCCGCAAGGCCTACGGCCCGCGCGTGTCCATCATGCGCGAGGAGCTGGACGTGATCCCGCGCGACGGTGGCGGCCAGGCCATCCCCGGCGTCTGGATCGAGGCGGCCATGCGCGAGGCCCGTCCCGTGCTGCGCATCGCCCTGCGGGACGATTTCACCTCCATGCCGGTGGGGCAACGCGAGGAGTGGGCGCATGGCTGGATCCAGCTGCACCTGAAGCCACTGCTGGCTCGCCTCAACCCGTCCCGGCCCCATGTCTTCGGCCAGGACTTCGCCCGGCACCGGGACTTCAGCATCATCGCTCCGCTGGAGATCGAACAGCAGCTCAGACGCCGCGCGCCGTTCATCCTGGAGATGCACAACGTGCCCACGCGCCAGCAGGAGCAAATCCTCTGGGCGCTCATCTCTGGTCTGCCCCGGTTCTGCGGCGGGGCCATGGACGCCTCCGGCAGCGGCCAGACCCTGGCCGAGTACACGGCGGACAAGTTCGGGGCGGACAAGATCCACCAAGTGGTCTTGAGCCAGCCCTGGTACCGGGATTGGATGCCCAAGTTCGTGGGCGCGTTCGAGGACGGCATGATCGACCTGCCACGAGACGCGGACATCGAGAGCGACCTGCGCGCCCTGGAGGAGTCCGACGGCATCATCAAGGTGCCGGATGTTCGGGTCAAGGACCAGAAGGACGCCGAGCTGATGCGCCATGGCGATGCTGGCATTGCCCTGGCCTTGGCCTGGTTCGCCAGCAGTAACCGGGTGGAGGAACGTTTCGGCTCTGTCCGCGTGCCCAAGAATCCCGTCACCTCGAACCATGAGCCGGACCACGAAGCCCACCCCCGCGCCGTGCGCGTCACCGCGGGCTTCCGTCGCGGCCAGATCTAGGAGCACACCATGCCCGAGAACATCACCCTCCTTGACCACCTGGGCCGCCCCATCGAGCGGCAGACCCTGCTGCGCGAGGTGGCCGCCCCGCAGCTCACCGGCGTGCGCCGGGCCTGGGATGCGGAGGCCATCGCCATCGGGCTGACCCCGCACCGGCTGGCCAGGATCCTGCGGGCCGCAACAGAGGGCGACCTGCGGGCGTTCCTCATCCTGGCCGAGGAAATGGAGGAGCGCGACCCGCACTATGCCTCCGTGCTCGGCACCCGCAAGCGGGCGTGCTCCGGCCTTGAGCCCGTTGTCGAAGCGGCCACGGACGACGACCGCGACCAGGAGCTGGCCGACGCCGTGCGCGAGCGCATCGCCGAATCAACCGAGTTCCCGGACCTGTGCTCCGATCTGCTGGACGGCCTGGGCAAGGGCTTCGCCGCCTGCGAGATCATCTGGGACCGCCAGGCCACGCTCTGGCGTCCCGACGCGTACGAATGGCGCGACCCCAAGTTCTTCCAGTTCGACCAGGAAACCGGGCAGGAGCTGCGCCTGATGGATCTCGGCGCCGTGGATGGCGTGGCCCTGCCGCCGTACAAGTTCATCATCCACAAGCCCAAGCTCAAGTCAGGCCTGCCCGCGCGCGGCGGCCTGGCCCGCCTGGCCTGCGCCGCCCACATGTGCAAGAGCTTCACAGTCACGGACTGGATGGCCTTTGCCGAGGTCTTCGGCATGCCGCTGCGCCTGGGCCGGTACAGCCAGAACGCCACGCCCGAGGACGTGCGCATTCTGGTCTCCGCCGTGGCCAACCTGGGCACGGACGCCGCCGCCGTGATCCCGGACGGCATGCGCATTGAGCTCCTGGAGGCGGGCAAGAGTTCCGGCTCCGGCGGGCAGAGCCTGTTCCAGAACCTTGCGGAGTGGCTGGATAGGCAGGTGAGCAAGGCCGTTCTGGGCCAGACCATGACCAGCGACGATGGCAGTTCGCAGAGCCAGGCCACGGTGCACAACGAGGTGCGCAAGGACATCCTCAAGGCCGATGCCCGGCAGCTGGCCGCAACCATCAACCGCGACCTGGTGCGCCCCTTCATCGACCTGAACTTCGGCCCGCCGCCTTCCGGCAAGTACCCGCGGCTGGTGCTGCCCGTGCGCGAGGCCGAGGACGTGAAGGCCCTCACCGATGCGCTGGCCAAGCTGGTGCCCCTCGGCCTGCGCGTGGAGGCCTCCGTGGTGCGCGATCGCCTGGGCTTCCCGGACCCGGCGGACGGGGCCGAGGTGCTTGGCCAGCCGATGCAGCAGGGACAGGATGGCACGGCCACGAACCGGGTCCGCCGAGCCGTCAACCGCACCGGCGCGGAGTCTGGTGGCATTGATGCCTCCGGAGTTGACGAGCTGGATCAGCTGGCGGCCGAGGCCCTGGACGAATGGGAACCGCTGGTCGTCCCGCTGGTGGATCCCATCCAGGAACTGGCGGACAAGTCGGGCACCTACGAGGAGTTCATGGCCGGCTTGCCAGGTCTTCTGGAGAAGATGGACCCGAGCGCTCTGGTGCGCGGCCTGGCCGTGGCCGCGTTCAAGGCGCGGGGCCAGGGCAACGGCGGGAGTGACGGCTGATGCCGAAGCGCGAGTATTCCCCGAAGCCCGGCTTCGCCTTCCCCGGCCCACCTCCTAAGGAGGCGCTGGACTATTTCAACGCCAAGAAACTGAAACCGTCTTTCAGCCACCTGGACATATGGAGGGAGGAGCACGCGGCGTGCTTCACCGTGGCCAAGGCCACGCAGCTCGACGTGCTCACCGGGATCCACCAGGCCACGCAGAAGGCCCTGGCCGAGGGCCGGACCTTTCGCGACTTCGCCAAGGACTTGAAGCCGGAGCTGCAGCGGCAGGGCTGGTGGGGGAAGCAGGAGGTGGTCGATCCTCTGACGGGCAAGAAGCAGCTGGCGCAGCTGGGCAGCCCCCGCAGGCTCAAGACCATCTATGAGGCCAACATGCGCACGGCCCGCGCCGCAGGTCAGTGGGAGCGGATCCAACGCACCAAGGCCGCGCTGCCCTTCCTGCTCTATCTACTCGGCCCCTCACGCGAGCACCGGCCGGAGCACGTGGGCTGGCATGGCCTGCTTCTGCCCGTGGACGATCCTTTCTGGCGCACGCACTTCACCCCCAACGGTTACGGGTGCAAGTGCCATGTGCGCCAGGTATCCAAGACCGAGGGCGCGCGCCTGGAAGAGGAGGGCGTCACAGCGCAGATCCAGGAGATCGACCCCGTCACTGATCTGCCCACCGGGCACTTCAACGAGCGCACCTTCCCCGTGCGCACCCAGGCTCCGAAGATCGAGACCAGGCAGTGGGTCAACCGCCGTACGGGCGAGGTGAGTCAGGTTCCGGTGGGCATTGATCCCGGCTGGGAATACAACCCCGGCCAGGTTTCCCGTGTCCGCCAGGCCGCCCGTCAGTGGGCGGAGAAGATCGCCGCCGCGCCGCCCGAACTCGGAGCCGCCGCGGCTGCGGCCATGCCCACAGAGCAGCTGTCCAACCTGAATGCCGAGTACCGCGAATGGGCAATGGGCATCCTGCGCGGGGAGAAGCTCGGCCTGGGCGGCCGTCGCGTTGTCGGAGCCATGCGGCCAAAGGTGGTGGATGGTCTGGCGGAGCTCGGGGAGCACCCGGAAAGCGCAGCCCTGACCGTCGAACAGCGCGAGGTGACGCACCTGCTGGCCGAGGCCCGCAAGGGTGAGAAGGCGCTCCCGGAAGAAGTGGTGCTGAACCTGCCGGAGCACCTGGCCAAGGCCAAGGCCGTGATCTGGGATGGAGCCGGCCGCCGCAAGGCGCTGCTCTACGTGCTGGATCTTGAGCGGCAGCGGCTCGGCCGGGTCGTGGTGCGGCTCGACTATGCAACCAAGGGGATCAGGACCAATGCCGTGCGCAGCGGATCCTTGGTGCAGGAGGCCAACCTGAAGCAGAAGGGAATGGTGTTGCTGGATGGTGAGCTGTAGCCCTCGGCGGGACGCCATCCGGATCCTGGTCCGGCACCCCCGCATGGAAGCTCGAAAGCAACCACTGGCCCGACGGTTTTCCAGTCTTCGAGGGCTACGCTTAAGCTTCATATAGGCATTCGCCCCCAGGCCGTCAATGGAGCGCGCAGCCGCCGTTGGGCCATAACCCCAGGCCCGAGCCCTCCGGCTGCGCGAGAGGGCGTTTCCGAACGTTTGCAAACGCGCCTGCGTGACAGACCGGAGCCGGGCTTAGCGGCTTCGCCTTGCCTATCCCGACCAACTCCACGGGTGAACATCCTAACGCCTGTTACAAGACCCGTCCCTTCCGGCCGCATAGCGTCGCGGCATGAACCACATCGCATTCAACACCGAGTTGCCGGCTGGCCAGGCCCCGGAGTGGGTCCAGCTCCTTCCGGCGGGCCCCGAGATTGTCGGCGTCGATGGTCGCAGCTGGCTGTTCGACCAGGCGTCGATGGGCAACGTCATCGCCGCCTTCCCCAGGCGCGGCCGGCCCCTGGTCATTGACTGGGAGCACTCGTCGGAGATCCGCGCCCCGAAGGGGCTGGCCGCTCCGGCCGCCGGCTGGATGATGGAGCTGCAGGCGCGCGGCGGCGAGCTCTGGGCCCGCGTTGAATGGACGGACCTGGGAGCCGAGCAGGTCGCCGGTCGGCTGTACCGCTACCTTTCCCCCGTCTTCACCTACGAGAAGGACACTGGCCGGATTGTGGAGATCGTCTCCGCAGGCCTGACCAATTCCCCAAACCTGCGACTCGCGGCTCTCAACCGCGAGGACAAACACTCCAACCAGGAGGACCACATGCCTTTGAAGATCGTTGCGAAGGCCTTGGGGCTGGACGACGGATCCACCGCCGACCAGATCGTCACGGCCGTGAACTCCCTGAAGTCCAAGGCAGAAGCCGCCCCGGCCGTCCCGGTGGCCCTGTGCCGCGCCCTGGGCCTGGCCGAGACGGCCACGCCCGACAGCGCTGTTCAGGTCGTCAGCGGCCTGAAGACCAATGCCCTGGACCTGACCAAGGTCGTTCCCCGCGCGGACTACGACAACGCAATGAACCGCGCCCAGACCGCCGAGGACAAGCTGAAAGCCCAGGCGACCGCCCAGGCTGACGCCGAGATCGTCGGCCTGGTGGACCAGGCCGTCAAGGACGGCAAGGTCGCCCCGGCGTCCAAGGACTTCTACGTGGCCGCCTGCCGCCAGGAAGGCGGCGTTGACTCGTTCAAGAAGTTCCTCACCAGCGCCCCGGTGCTGGCCCAGGACAAGACGGCCCAGCGTGAAGTCGGCGCGGACGGCGCGGCCAAGCTCACCGACACCGAGCTGGCCGTATGCCGGGTCATGAGCATCGACCCCAAGGACTTCGCCAAAACCCTTGGCAAGGAGGAAAAGTAGATGGCTGCCCTGACCGCTGACCGTGACACCCCGCTGACCGCTGGCGTCCTGTTCGAGTTCCCGGCCTCGGCCGACACGAAGTGCTTCGCCGGCGGCATGGCCGTGCTGCATTCCGGCACCTGCGAGCCGGGCACCACGGCCACCGGGCTCGTCTACGTCGGCCGCTTCGAGGAGTCCGTGGACAACACCGACGGCAATGCTGGCGAAGTGAACGTCAAGGTCCGCCGCGGCTGCTTCCGCTACGCGAACTCCGGCGGCGCCGACGAGATCACTCTCTCCGATGTCGGCAGCTACGCCTACATCGTGGACGACGCCACCGTGGCCAAGACCGACGGCCACGTGGATACCGGCCCGGCGACCCGCTCCAAGGCGGGCCTCATCGTGAACGTGGACGCCCAGGGCGTCTGGATCAACAACTAGGAGGACCAATGATCATCAACGGAGCGAGCCTGTCGGCCCTGTTCACGGGCCTCAAAACGACCTTCAACAACGCCTTCGCGGCCGCCCCCTCGCTGTGGACGGAGGTCGCCATGCTGGTGCCTTCCTCCACCAGGGACAACGACTACGCCTGGCTGGCCGACTTCCCGCGCATGCGGAAATGGGTCGGCGACAAGGTCGTCAAGGCCCTGGCGGCCTTCAAGTACACCATCGTCAACGACGACTGGGAGGCCACCGTCGCGGTGCGACGCAACGACGTCGAGGACGACAACTTGGGCATCTACGGCCCCAAGGCGCAATCGGCGGCGTTCTCCGCCAAGCAGCTCCCGGACGAGATCATCTTCGAGCTGGCCAACCAGGGCTTCGTTTCGCGCTGCTATGACGGCCAGTACTTCTTCGACACTGACCACTCCGTGAACGGCGCGAGCGTGAGCAACCGCGGCACTGTGGCCCTGTCCATCGCCACCCTCGCGGCGGCCCAGGCCAGCTACGGCGCGGCGCGCACGGCCATGAAGAAGTTCAAGGACGAAGACGGCCGCCCGCTGAACATCACCCCCAATGTGCTCCTGGTGCCCCCGGCGCTGGAGGACATCGCCAACGCCCTCATGACCGTGGATCGCCTGGAGGACGGCAAGCCCAACCCCTACAAGGGCACCGCCAAGGTGGTTGCCGCGAACTGGCTGACCTCCGACACCGCGTGGTTCCTGCTGGACACCACCAAGCCGGTGAAGCCGTTCATCTACCAGGAGCGCAAGGCCCCTGTCTTCGTCCAGCAGACCGCCCCCGACTCGGACGACGTGTTCAGTCGCGCCGAGTACAAGTTCGGCGTCGAGGCCCGCGCCGCCGGCGGCTACGGCCTCTGGCAGCTTGCCTTTGGCTCCACTGGCGCTGGGCAGTAACCAGGAACCAGGAGGAAATACACAATGCCCGTGATCATCACCGCCAAGAGGGACGGCTTCCGCCGCTGCGGCCTGGCCCACCCGGCCAGCCCCGTGAAGCACGAGGACGGCGCGTTCACCGAAGAGCAGCTCGCGATCCTGAAGGCCGAGCCCATGCTCGTGGTCCAGGAGCTGGCTGGCGACACTACCACCCCCCTGGCCGCCATGACCAAGGACAAGCTGGCCGCGCTGCTCACCGAGCGCGGGGTGTCCTTCGACCCCAAGGCCAAGAAGGACGAACTGCTGGCCCTGGCCAGCACCCTGCCGCAGGAAAGCGGCGGCGGGGAGGAGTAGCGTGTACGCGACCGCCCAGGAACTGGAGAAGCGTCTCGGCGGCGAGGAGGCCTTGGTCATCCTCGCCGACCGCGACGGTGACGGCGTTGCCGATGCCGAACTCGTGGAGCGGGCCCTGGCCGACGCCACCGCCGAGATCGACTCCTACCTGGCCGGTCGCTACACCCTGCCCCTGCCGACCGTGCCGGCCGTGCTCGTGCGCCTGGCGTGCGACATGGCCGTGTATCGCATCACCAGCGAATACGGCGCTGGGCTCACCGAGGAACGCCGCCAGCGTTACGATGACGCGGTGGCCTGGTTGAAGCGCGCAGCCTCCGGGGATGTCGCCCTGGGGCTGCCGCCTCAACAGGAACCGGCTTCCTCCAGCCCCGCGGCCCCCGGCCTTGTCTCGGGCAAGCCCCGCGCCTTTGACCGCCGCCGGAGGATCATGTGAGAGGCCTCGCTCTGCACACCGACCTTTCGGCCTTGGGCCGACTTGAGGCGCGCATGACCAGGCTGACCAAGGCCGAGCGTCACCAGCTCCTGGAGAACGCCGGGGCCGTGCTGGAATCCTCGGCCCGCCGGCGCATCGAATCCGACAAGCGCGGCCCGGACGATCTCCCCTGGCGGGACTGGAGCCCGGCCTATGCCGAGACCAGGCATGGCGGCCAGAGCCTGCTCTCCGCCGAGGGCGGCCTGCTGGACTCACTCCGCGCCGAGGTGCGCGGACATGAAGTGGAGGTCGGCAGCAACCTGGTCTACGCCGCGGTGCATCAGTTCGGCGGGGCCGAAGTGGGCATGCCCATCCCTGCCAGGCCGTACCTGGGCGTGTCCCCGGCGGATGAGACAGATATCCTGTCCGTCTTGGAGGCCTGGACCGATGGCCTCCTGGGAGACCTCAAATGAGCGTGCTGACGTTACGCGAGTCCATTGTCGCCGGGCTCAAGGCCAGCCTGCCCAAGCTCGCGGGCAAGACCGTAAAGGTGGAAGCCCACGCCGGGCGCTTCGACGCGGCCGAGCTGAAGCGCATCAGCGCCCAGGCCCCTGCCGTGTTCGTGGCCGTGCTCGGATTGGCCGACCTCTCCGAAAGCTGCGGCGAGGTGAGCGCCACCTGCCAGATCCTGGCCATCGTGGTGTGCAAGGACGCTACGGCACTGCCCCGCGACCTGGCCGCCCTGGGGATGATGGAGGCCTTGGCCAAGATCGTTCCCGGCAACGACTGGAACGGCGCGGCCGAGAAGACCCCCGAGGACATCCGCTGCGACAACCTGTTTTCCGCAACCCTGGATCAGGCTGGCGTGGCCATGTGGGGCGTGGCCTGGCGCCAGCGCGCCACCGTGGCCAAGACGAGCGTCACCGGGTCCGAGGAAGGCCTCGACTGGTTCCTGCACTATCACATGGAGACGGAGCTGGCGAAGGGCGCGCCGGCCGCCGTGGACGATGTCACCCTGCCCAGCGGAGAGGAGTAGTCTTCATGCCCAGCACGTACCTTATCCCCGCGCCCGGCCGGACCGTGCGCGATCCCAAGAGTCTTGAGGCCCTGCCCGCCGAGGGCCGCGCCGTCGTGATGACCCCGTTCTGGAAACGCCGCCTGGCCGATGGCGACGTGACCGAGGGCAAGCCCCCCAAGTCCTCGGCCAAACCCAAGGAGTAAGCCATGGCCATCAGCTTCAACAACATCCCCGAGGCCGTGCGTATTCCGCTGGCCTTTGTCGAGTTCGACAACTCCAAGGCGGTGAAGGGCACGCCCGGCATCCTGTACAAGGTGCTTTTGCTGGGCCAGATGCTGGCCGCCGGCACCGCCGAAGCGCTGATCCCGGTGCGCATCACCTCCGCCGCCGAGGCCGAGGCCCTGTTCGGTCAGGGGTCCATGCTCGCCGCCATGTTCCGTGCCGCCAAGAAGGCGGACCGCTGGCTGGAGACTTGGGCCATCCCCCTGGAGGACGACGCCGCAGGAGTGGCCGCCGCGGGCAGCATCCTGCTGACCGGCCCGGCCACCGCATCCGGCGTGCTGAGCCTCTACATCGCGGGCATCCGCGTGCGCATCGCCGTGGCGGCGGGCGACACCGCCCAGAGCATGGCCACGGCCTTGGTCGCGGCCATCAACGCCGAGGCCACGCAGCCTCTGACGGCGACAGTGTCCGGCACCAACGCCTCGCAGGTGGAGCTCACCTGCCGCTGGAAGGGCCTCACCGGCAACGACATTGACCTGCGGCTGAACTACTACAGCGGCGAGGCCCTGCCCGCCGGCGTCACCGCCACCATCACCGCCATGACCGGCGGGGCCGCCAACCCGGACGTCACTGACGCCATCGCGGTGATGGGCGACGAGTGGTGGCGCACCGTCGTCATGCCCTACACCGACACGGCCAACCTGGACGCGCTCGATGCCGAACTCCTGGAGCGCTGGGGGGCCATGCGTCAGAAGGAGGGCCTGGCCTATACCGCCATGCGCGGCACCCTGGGCGCCACCAGCACCTTCGGCCTCACGCGCAACAGCCAGCTCGGCACCGGCATGGGCACTGGCGCGTCGCCCACGCCGCCGTGGATCTTCGCCACCGACTACGCCATGCAGGCCACCAAGAGCCTGTCCATCGACCCGGCCAGGCCGCTCCAGACCCTGGAGCTGCCCTCCTGCCTGCCCCCGGCGGTCAAGGACCGCTGGCAGGATGATGAGCGCAACCTGCTGCTCTACGACGGCATTGCTACCTACACCGTGAACGCCGCCGGCAAGTGCTGCATCGAGCGCGAGATCACCTTCTACCGTTTGAACGCCTACGGGCTGCCGGACCCCAGCTACCTGGACATCCAGACCCCGGCCACCCTGGGCTACTGGCGCTATGCCGTGCGCGCGCGCATCACCCAGAAGTACGGTCGCCACAAGCTGGCGGACGACGGCACCCGCTTCGGCCCCGGCCAGGCCATCGTCACCCCGTCTATCATCGCAGATGAGCTTCTCGTTCTTGCGCTTGAACTTGAGATCGAGGGGTTGGTCGAGAACATCGACGACTTCAAGGCCTCCCTGATTGTGGAGCGCAACGCCGACAACCGCAACCGCCTGGACACGCTGGCCATGCCGGACCTGGTCAACCAGTTCCGCATGTTCGCCATGCTGACCCAGTTCATCCTGTAGGAGGGCACCATGACCAAGATCACCGGCAAAGCCATCATCCGGGCGGACGGCACCGAGCTGCGCACCGCCGACAAGGGCGCGGCCACTCTCGATATGGGCGGCGAGAAGCGCGAGCCGAAGGTCGGCGCGGGAAAAGTCTGGGGCTACAGCGAGGAGACCATGCCCCCGGAGCTGACCTGCAAGGTGTACCACACCGGTGACACCTCCCTGAAGCAGCTCGGCGCCATCACCAGCGCCACCATCAGCTTCGAGTGCGACAGCGGAAAGCGTTACGTGCTGCGTGAAGCATTCGTGACGGACACCCTCAAGCTCGATACCAAGGACGGCACCGTGGAACTCAAGTTCTCCGCCGTCAGCTGCGACGAGGCGTAACCCATGGCCACCCTTACCATCACCCTCACCGACGGCATCAAGCTCGGCGAAGGCATCCTCACCGAGGCCACGCTGCGCGAGCCCACGGCGGGCGACGTCATC